TCAGGGACGCTTTGAGCACGGCCGGATCATCCTAAACAGAGACGAAGACTGGACGGAGTTTTTAGACCAGTTGCTCATGTTCCCCGCCATAGGCGTGCATGATGACTTGCCCGACGCGCTCTCGTATATCGATCAGTTGGCTGTGACCAGCTACTTCGAAGACGATGCCAGCGACGATTGGGAGCCCATAGACATCATCGCGGGATTCTAAATGGATCAGAACGAATTCGATCAACCCACAGAAGCCGACAAGGAATTGACGGCTTTTGTCGTTGACCACTGCAATCGCTGGCGCGACTGGCGCGACACCAACTACTTATCGCTCTGGGAAGAGTACGAGCGCATCTTCAGAGGCGAATGGGCCTCAGAAGACAAGACGCGCGACTCAGAGCGCTCACGAATAGTCACCCCAGCAGCACAGCAAGCCGTCGAGACTCGCCACGCGGAGATCATGGAAGCGATCTTCGGCTCTGGCGAGTTTTTTGATATTGAAGACGACCTGCAAGACGTCAACGGTCAGACGATCGACATCGAAGCGCTACGCGCTCAGTTGTCTGAAGACTTCAAGAAAGACAAAATAAAGAAGTCGATCGACCAGATTGAGCTATTGGCTGAGATATACGGCACAGGCATTGGCGAGATTGTCGTCGGTATGGAAACCGAGTACATCCCTGCAACTCAGGCCATACCTGGCCAGATGGGCCAAGCGGCTATCGGCGTGATCGAGAAGCCACGCGTGGCGGTCAAGCTGGTGCCGGTCAACCCTAAGAACTTCTTGTTCGACCCCAACGGCACGACGGTGGACGACTGCATGGGTGTGGCCATTGAGAAGTACGTCTCCATCCACAAGGTCGTGCGCAACATCGAGCGGGGCATCTACCGCAAGGTCAACATCGTACCGACCTACGAGGACTCGCAACTAGAGCCCACGCAAGAGGTACAGAACTATCAGGACGAGAAGGTCAAGCTGCTGACCTACTATGGTCTGGTGCCCCGCGAATACCTGACCAAGCTCGAAGAGATGGAAGAAGGCGGCAAGATTGAAGAGCTCTTCCCTGAAGACTCTGCTGCTGAAGACTATCAGGACATGGTCGAGGCCATCGTCGTGGTGGGTAACGATGGCATGCTGCTAAAGGCAGAAGCCAATCCGTACATGATGAAAGACCGTCCGGTGCTGACGTACCAGGACGACACGGTGCCGAATCGTCTGTTGGGCAGGGGTACGATTGAAAAAGCGTACAACATGCAAAAGGCGATCGATGCGCAGGTACGCAGCCATTTGGATAGCTTGGCACTGACGACCTCGCCGATGATGGGCATGGACGCCACGCGTCTGCCGCGCGGCGCGAAGTTTGAAGTCAAGCCTGGCAAGGCGCTACTTACCAACGGCAACCCAAGCGAGATTCTGTTCCCGTTCAAGTTTGGCCAGACAGGTCAAGAGAACATCACGACCGCGCAGACGTTCGAGAGAATGCTCTTGCAAGCCACTGGCACGATGGACAGCAACGGCATGGTCAGCCAAGTCAGCCGCGACGGCAACGGTGCTGCGATGTCAATGGCGGTGGCCACCATCATTAAGAAGTACAAGCGCACGCTGGTGAACTTCCAAGAAGACTTCTTGATTCCGTTCATCAAAAAAGCTGCGTATCGCTACATGCAGTTTGACCCCGATCGCTACCCGTCCACCGACTTGAACTTCGTGCCCACGGGCACGTTGGGCATCTTGGCGCGCGAGTACGAGCAGCAGCAGTTCGTTGGCCTGCTACAGACTTTGGGCCCAGATACGCCGGTGCTACCGATTATTTTGAAGGGCATTGTGGCTAATAGCAGCCTCTCAAACCGTCTGGAGCTCTTGGAAGCCTTGACGCAAATGGCCCAGCCGAACCCTGAGCAGCAGCAAATGGCCATGATGCAGCAGCAACTGGCCATGCAGGCCGCGCAAGCGCAAATTGCGGTCAATCAGACGCAAGCCGAGCAAAATCGTGCTGAAGCGACGAAGACCTTGATTGAAGCGCGTCTGAAACCGGTCGAAACTGAGGCGAAAATCAGCCAGGCGCTGACTGCGAATCTGCCGAATCAGGCGGATTTGGCCTCGCGGGAGTTCGACAAGCGGGCAAAAGTGGCTGAGTTGATGTTGAAAGAAGCTGACATCAAGAACAAAACGAAGATTGTGGAACTGCAAATGTCCAAAGCCCGCGATGGTGTGGCCGGATTAGAGAATCAGTTTCTTGAAGAGCTCCAGAAAGGGCTGAAATAATGGATATCGAGAAGATTTTTGAGATCGAATCCGACGATATGGCGTTCAAAAGCGTCGGAGATGCCGTTGCTGAAGCTCGTCGGGCACAAAGTCAGCGTTTAAGCGACAACGTGCAGGCTGTTTTGGCCGCTCTGGGCAAGATGAAGAGCGAAATCGAGGGTAAATACGACGATGTCGCCATCCAGCTTGAGCAGCGCATTGCAAATATCCGCGACGGCCGCGATGGCACGCCTGGGCGTGACGGCACACCTGGTCGTGACGGCTCGCCCGGCCGCCCAGGACGTGATGGCAAAGACGGTCGGGATGGCGTAGACGGCCGCGATGGCGTCGATGGCCAAGATGGCGTGTCGGTTACGAACGCGTACCTCGACTTCGACAATAGCCTCGTCATTGAGCTCTCCAACGGCCGCCAGATCAACGTCGGTGAGGTCTTGCCACCCGACTTGAGCGACCGTCTGAAGGTCATTATCAACCAAGGCGCCTCGGGCGGTGGTGGAGGCGGAGCAAGCCTGCCAGACCAGACGGGCAACGCGGGTAAGTTCCTAACGACTGACGGCAGTACGGCCTCTTGGGGCACGCCAGCGGGCTCAGGCGACGTTGTAGGCCCAGCATCAGCCACCGACAACGCGGTCGCACGCTTTGATTCGACGACTGGCAAACTGATCCAGAACAGCGTCGTGACGATTAGCGACACCGGCGCCATGTCGGGCGTGGCCTCGCTAGGTGTGGCCAACTATGTAGACTTTAATACGTCGCCGACGGTTTCAAATGCCGCCGGACGTATGTACTGGGACGCGGCGCAGAATACTTTGGCCGTTGGCCTGACATCTACACTTGCAGCCAATGTAGGCCAGACGCTTTTCGCTCGCGCAACTAACGCTGAAGCCGTAACTATTACCAAAGGCCAAGCCGTTTACGCGTTTGGCGCAACGGGCAATCGGGTATCCGTTAAATTAGCCAACAATACGACCGACGCCACCTCCGCAAAAACTTTTGGTTTAGCCGCCGAAAATATTACCGCTGGCGGCACCGGCATGATTATCTGCCAAGGCGTATTAGATGGCTTAGACACCAGCGCGTACACAGCGGGCGACTCCTTGTACCTTGGCGCAACCAATGGCGCCTTGACTGCAACAAAGCCATACGCACCAAACCATTTGGTCTATATCGGAACGGTTGAGCGCGCTAATGCAGGTAATGGGCAAATCTATGTGCGCGTTCAAAATGGCTATGAAATGGATGAGCTACACAATGTGTCGGCTCAAAACCCCACTAACGGCCAGATATTGATCTACAACCAGACGACAAGTCTGTGGGAGAAAGCCAATATTACCGCCGGATCGAATATTACGATCACGAATGGCGCTGGATCAATTACGATTGCATCAACCGGTGGTGGTTCTGGTGATGGCGGTGCATACGCCTGGTTCTTATCTTAAGAGGTAAACATGAAAACTTTGGTCTTAGACGGCACCGCAATCAGCATTCAGGTGGCAATGTCCACCTCAGCGGCCACCACCAACCCGACATTTGTTGCAACCTATGCTGACAATGCGGGTTCCGGCATCACTGAAGGCGCAACAGACGGCGCGCTCAATGGTTCAACTGATGTGACAGTCGTTCCGGCCCCAACAGGGTCGAATCGCCGCGTTATTAAGGACATCACCATATACAACGGCGACTCGGCCGCTGTGACGGTGTTTGTCAAGTACGACAACAATGCTACGCAGCGCACGCTGGCTAAAGTAGTGCTGCAAGTAGGCGACACTTGGACGACTGACGGCACCTTCGACACTAATGGCAACTTGAAGACTGTCATTGGTTCAGTCAATCTGGCCACGCAAGTGACTGGCACCCTGCCAGTGGCTAATGGTGGTACAGGCGCAACGACGCTAACAGGCGTTCTGAAAGGCAATGGCACTTCGGCCTTCACTGCTGCGACTGCTGGTACGGACTATTTGGCTCCGCCTTCTGGCACGGCGATTTTGAAAGCAAACTCTGGCGGTGCGTTGGCCAACGCGACTGCTGGCACTGACTACGTTGCACCGGGCACAGCAACCACATTTACTGCAACTCAAACATTTAGCGGGTCATCTAGTACATTGGCGGCAGTTTTAACGGATGCTGCTGAAGTCATAACGATTTCTGCTACTGCTGCAACCGGCACGATCAACTACGACGTGACCACGCAATCGGTGCTGTACTACACCAGCAACGCTTCGGCCAACTGGACTGTCAACTTCCGCGCATCAAGTGGTACCAGCCTGAACACAGCCATGGCTACCGGACAGTCAGTGACGGTGACATTCCTGGTTACCCAAGGCAGCACTGCTTACTACAACAGCGCGGTGCAGGTTGATGGATCGAGTGTTACGCCGAAGTACCAGGGCGGCACTGCTTGGTCTGCTGGTAATGCATCGAGCATTGATGCTTACACATACACCATTGTGAAAACAGGCAACGCAGCATTTACTGTATTTGCCGCTCAAACGAGGTTCGCGTAATGGGATTGCTCTCGACATTTGGCGCGGCTAGTGGTCGGGCTTTCGGCCTGACCAGGTTGAGCGCAGCAATAAAGGACGCCTACTTCAACCTGACCACGCTTCTCCTGCCAGGCAACGGCACGAACGGTGCGCAGAACAACACGTTCTTAGACTCGTCCACCAACAACTTTACCATCACCCGCAACGGCAATACGACGCAGGGTACGTTCTCGCCGTTCTCGCAGACGGGGTGGAGTAATTACTTTGATGCCTCTTCATATTTAAATGTTGGCACCACTAGATTTTTGGATGCTTCCGCATGGACTGTAGAGATGTGGGTAAATACCACAAGTACCGCAAATTCTGTAACCCTAGCCGCGCAGTATGTGGCTGGTGGGGGAGGATTCGCACAAAGAACGGTGCTGGGCATAAACAACAGCAGCGGTACGGTATATATATTCCAAGGAGGCACTGCTCAAAGTGGAACAACAAATGTTGCTGATGGTAGGTGGCATCACATCGCTTTTGTATTAAGCGCCGGAACGGTAAAGGCGTATGTAGATGGAATCAACGAAGCCACATTCTCAAGTTTTGGCTCACCCACAGCAGTAACTACGACATTCTTCTACGATTCAGCTAATTCATCGTCGTATTTTTTAGGTTACGCAAGTAATTTACGCGTCACCAATACAGCAGTGTATACAGCAAATTTCACTGTTCCAACTTCTCCGTTGACCGCCATCACTGGAACACAACTGCTTACCTGTCAAAGCAACCGCTTCATCGACAACAGCACGAATAACTACGCCATCACGGTCAACGGCACACCATCCGTCCAAGCCTTCAGCCCGTTCGCTCCTACGGCTGCGTACAGCGCGGCGACGAATGGTGGCAGTGGGTATAGCGACGGTACAGGCGACTACCTCACCATTGCTACAAACGCCAATCTGACGCTCGGAAGCAGCGACTTTACCATCGAGCTATGGTGGTATCCGACCGCGTTTAACAGTGACGGTGAAATTTTTACGATGGGGAGTAATGCAGGTACTAACCGCTGCTATGCCATGTATTCTTCTGGCAGCAACGGAACTCTTGCTGCTTTTGCTGGGACAGGTGGAAGCAGTTGGGATATTGTTTCCAATCTGTCAATGGGCACAGCCATACGAAATGCATGGAACCACATGGCGTTTACTCGCAGTGGCACTACGTTCAGCACATACTTGAATGGCGTTCGTATTGCTACGACTACGGCTAGTGGAACTCTTGGATCGAATGCTCTCGGTGTATTTGCGAATAACAGCGGAACATCTGCTGCGCCTGCTAGTTATATAGGCGGCGCTCGTACTATAAAAGGAACGGCGCTTTATACCGGCACAACATACACGATACCGACGGCTCCGTTTACTGCTGTTACAAATACCAACCTCCTGCTCAACTTTACCAACGCAGGCATCACAGACGCTACTGCGAAGAACGACCTAGAGACTGTAGGTAATGCGCAGATCAGCACGACGCAGAGTAAGTGGGGTGGTAGCTCGATGTACTTCGATGGGACTGGGGATTATTTGTTCCAATCTGGAAATTCCCCTCAAAATGCTTTGGGAACTGGGGATTTTACTATTGAATATTGGATTTATTTTTCTGCATTGTCAGGAAGTACAGCTTCTGTAATTTTAGATTACAGGCCATCTAGCACTGCTGGAGCATATCCAACAATGTATATAAACACATCTTTTAAGCTTGTTTATGAAGCAAATAGTGGAACAAGAATAACAAGTTCAACTTCAATTTCTACAGGGACTTGGTATCACGTTGCTTTTGTTCGGGCTAGTGGGTCAACAAAAATGTATTTAAATGGTACAAACGAAGGAGCAACTTATACAGATTCAACTAATTATTTAGGTTCATCAGGAAGGCCAATTATTGCTGCTGATGGATATACTCTTGGATCACAAGCAATGAATGGCTACATCGACGACCTGCGTATCACCAAAGGTTACGCCCGCTACACAGCCAACTTCACAGCGCCGACAGCAGCGTTCCCTGTGCAATAAGGATTGACCATGCTCTACACAAAGAACGGCTCTATTCCAAAGCCAGAAACAGACGGCACTGAAGGCTGGCTAGAGGTTCCTATGCCGCCTGAAGCGCCTGAAGGCAAAGAGGTGGTGTGGCTGAATTGGGAATGGGTGGTGCGCGATCCGAAGCCTGTAGATCGCGATGGCTACCGCTGGAAGTGGAACCACGACCAGATGCAGTGGATTGAGTACGCATTGCCGCAGACTATTGTTAGTGAGTTGCCTACTGATCCGCTGCCTGCGCTAACCAGCGCTGATGTTGTGGCGCTAACAAGTGAGCAAATTGGAGCTTTATGACGCCCGAGCTACAGAAATACTATGAGGATCGCTTCACCATGATGGCCACCCAAGGCTGGCGCGATCTGCAAGACGATATCGAAAAGATAATAGAGACGCTTAACAACATTTCTGTTATTGACGGGGAAAAAGATTTACAATTTAAGAAGGGTGAGTTATCGATACTAACCTGGCTCAAGACGCTCAAGCAGGTCAGCGAGCAAGCTTACGAAGACTTACAAGATGAAAAGAATGTATGAATTTGTCTGCGAAAGCGGACAGCGCATCGAGCGGTTTACGTCTTATGAGGACAAAACCGTTAGTTGCAATTGCGGCAAGTTAGCCAGCCGCGTAATATCTGCAACGCCGTTTAGGTTGGAGGGGTGGTCGGGGCATTTCCCGACGGCTTTTCATCAGTTTGATAAAAAGCACCGCGACAAGCTAAAATCGGAGCAGAAGGCGAACAGATAAGCAGAAATGCCCTGTTCATGTTTAATCCTGGGAACCAAAAGATGGCAGGAAAAGGAAAATTGACATGCTGATTGATAGAGAACCGGAGACGCCTAGCGAGCTCGAAGCAGAAGAAGCGAAACTACCTGAACTCCAAGACACGACAAAAAACGTCGTGCCTGAAGTCCCAGATCGATACAGAGGTAAGTCGGTCGAAGACATCATAAAAATGCACCAAGAAGCCGAAAAAGTGATCGGCCGACAGGCGCAGGAAGTCGGGGAAGTGCGGAAACTGGCTGATGAGCTTATTAAGCAAAATCTCAACGCCAAGTCACAGCCTGTTGAGCAAAAAGAGCCTGAAGTGGACTTCTATGAAGACCCTCAGAAGGCAATTCAGCAAACCGTATCGCAACACCCAGACGTACTGGCTGCCAGACAAGCGGCGATGGAGTTAAAACGACTCCAAACGCAGCAAAAACTGGCTCAGGAACACCCCGACTATATGCAAATAGCGTCGGATCCTGATTTCCATACGTGGGTTAAATCGTCTCCCATACGCTTGGAGCTGTATGCCAAAGCGGATGGTCAGTTCGATTTCGATTCGGGCAATGAATTGCTGTCTACCTATAAGGCTTTAAGGGGTTTTAAGACGCAGCAGGCGCAGACCGAACAAAAGGAAAAGCGCCAGCAGCAGATGAAATCCGCACAAGTT